AAAGCGCGGACCTTGTTGAAGTGACTAAGTACGCTCAACAAGGTCCGCGCGTTGAAGTCTATATGTACTGAGGTACTGAGGTGGCGGGTAATACTATAGCCGCCACCTCAGTACATGATGGCAAAAGCTGCGCGTAACGCTAAATGGTGCTTTACTTTGAATAACTATACAGAAGAAGAGTATAAACTATTAATGGATAAAGCGCAGCGTTTTAATCCTTCTTATTTGATTGTCGGAAAAGAAGTTGGAGAGAAGGGAACCCCGCATTTGCAAGGTTTTATAAACCTCGGCAATAAGGGGCGCAGATCCCTACTCCAAATGAAAACATTGTCTGCTCGTGCTCACTGGGAGATCGCAAGAGGAACTGACGTCGACTCGCAGAAATATTGTTCAAAAGAAGGTGATTTCGTTGAAGTCGGGACTCCACAAACTGCTGGTGCTCGAAACGACCTGAAAGCAGCGTGCGACATTCTGAAAGAAAAGAAGTCTGTCGCTGCGGTCGCTCGTGAGATGCCATCCACTTATGTCAAGTACCACCGCGGGTTTGAAGCTCTCAACGCTATCTACACCGACGACGATGTACGCGACTTCAAAACGAAGGTCACCATACTCGTCGGCAAACCCGGCACAGGAAAGAGTCGCTACGCACTTGAAATGGCGAAGAAACTGTACCCTGACTCTATTTACTACAAACCGCGCGGTGAATGGTGGGATGGATATGATGGTCACAAATGTGTTATCATTGATGATTATTATGGATGGCTGAAATATGATGAGCTGCTAAAGATTTGCGACAGATATCCCTATCGTGTCCCAATCAAAGGTGGGTTTAGGCAGTTTCGAGCACAGCACATTTTTTTTACCAGTAATGTTGAAATTGATAAGTGGTACAAATTTGACGGGTTCACTATTGATGCAATTTCGCGAAGAGTTGATGAATATTTCATTGATGAAATACCCCAAATTGTAACTGAACCCGAAAATGTCGCAACTTTGGAAGATTTGCGAGCTTATTTGGAGTCCGAGGGCGTGCCTGTTCCGAAACCGGGTGAAACCTCATAATCAAACTCACCCCTGCGGGGCTCGTTGATCAACTATAGTACCGCCTAGGCTCACTCCGCTTCGCTCCGTGTCGCCATCCGGCGGCCATGACAATTAACTTTGTAAAGTATAACAAATAACATTGTGTCGTATTCATATTATGTTTTATTGGTACAATAAACATCGACATGCATGTCATTTGATTGTTCAAACAGTTTCAATAGGCTGAATAAACTCCCAACGGGAGGTAGCAACGAAATCACACAACATATGTACATTTCCAGTTGTTTCACGATTAGGTCCAGAGCCGTAAACACCGGTTGGCATAATCTCCTTAGGAAACATAGTGAAATCAAAGCTCTGGCATTTCTGCCACTTAGGAATAGCAGGAGTGTAAGTGCTATCCAACTCAACAATAGGCAATTCATAGTCAGCCAAATATGCACGAATGTCTCCAGCATAGTTTGGTGTAGTGTACATGGCATCCCATGTACGCGTAGTGGGAGTCGAATGTGGACTCATCGTCTTCTTGTAGGTGTAACCGGACTTGCGCCCCTTGGTGTAGAATTTCTTATAGAATTGTTCTTCAGTGCGAGGGGGTGGGTCGTCATACATGCCAGTCATCGGGTGCCAAATGAGCATGACTGGCGCTACCTTGTTGATGGTGATCTGTTGCATAGCCGGAGCTACGACTGGTGTGGTCGCCGCAGCCAGTTTAGTAGTCGTTGTGGCGGTGAAACGGAAGTTAGACAACCGGTATTCGTAGCCGAGGAGTCGGTGGTATCGGTAACTTGACCACTGCATCCGAGAAACGTTGTCAGTCTTAGCCGGGAACCAGGTGTAGTTACCCGTGTTGAAAGTTTGAACTTTGCAGTACGGTGTCGTCGCCGTAAGTGACCAGCTGTACTCGATTTCTTCCTCCCTTTGCATCGTGACGTACAATCGTGTTGTTTTAGCAGTGCTGAGTCGAGCTGCTCTGTTATTTCGCTTAAACGTGTGTGTACTAGCTCTCCATCCCGAGCGTCGTCGAAAGGCAGACCGTCGAAGTCGAGTGAAAGCTCTCCTGTACGTCTTCCTCTTTTTAGCAACACCACGACGCTTGTAGGTTCTGCGTTTTCTGTATTTACGAACAATTCGACGCGCGCTAGAGTATCGAGCCATTGTGGTGTCTCTCCGTGAACAACTGCCATTATAATAAGAGGCAGGCGGGATCTGCGCCTTTTATACTGCGCGCAGCTTACGCTGCGCGCAGCACCTATTCACTCTGTGCGACGCGCTGATAGCGCTCAAGCAGGAATGAACATGTCTGCGCGCAGTCAAAATTGCTGACGCAGCACTGCTGACGCAGCACTTATCTGAAGTGGCCCACTTAAATCACATGACGGATCGAAATCTTAAGTGGTGTGCTACTGGGCGTGGCTAAAAGCGCGGACCTTGTTGAAGTGACTAAGTACGCTCAACAAGGTCCGCGCGTTGAAGTCTATATGTACTGAGGTACTGAGGTGGCGGGTAATACTATAGCCGCCACCTCAGTACATGATGG